GCTTATAAACGTTAAGATCTCAAATAATGGCGTTGGTTATTGAGTAATATTATTATTTATATTATATTTAATATAATTAATAATGAGTTTTGAAGGTCAAATTCAACAATGGGTTCAGATAGATAACCAACTAAAGCAATTAAACGAGAAGACGAAAGAGCTAAGAGATAAACGAAATTCATTAGAACAAAACATAACAACCCACGCATTTTCAAATAATCTCTCCGATTCGACAGTTAAGATAAGTGATGGCCGGTTAAAGTTTGTAAACACAAAAGTCCAAGAACCGTTAACCTTTAGATATTTAGAAAAGACATTAAGCGAAATTGTAAAGAACGAGTCGCAAGTGAAACTAATGATGGAACATATAAGACAAAAAAGGGGTGTTAAAATCGTACCAGAAATAAAGCGGTTTTCTAATAATTAATTAATATATAAATAATTTATATGAACCAGGCAACACAAGAAGGTAAATTAGATTATATTGGAGCAAATGAATTAGTATTTAACAATAGCGCGGCGGATGGAATTAGTTCTGGCGGCTTCAGCGTTAATTCTATTATGATGAAGGCAGGAATGTCTCCTATTATGACTGTAAACACGCAAACCGGCGGCAATAATGTCTCTGACTTGTTTAACAGCTTGGTAGTGCCCAATTGGTTATTAAGTTATGATAATAGAATGGGCGGCGGATTATATAAAGAATATGATGGTGGGGCTGATTCTGACAATGACGACGTTGACGATGACTTACACGATAAACTGTTAGGGTTAGTGAGAGAACACGAAAGTAAATTAACTGAAAAGAAGAAAAGGAAAACGCGTAAGAGTGGCGGTCGTCGAAATGCGGGTGGAACAAAAAGAAAAATGTTGAAGTGAGTTATTATATTAAATTATTCTTGGTCTAATATAATAATATGCTCTTTAGGGTTATTGAACATTATGAAGATTTTTCAGAATACAAAACATCGGAACCGAATGAATGTTTAATTTGTCTGGAAATTAATACGCATGACAATTTAACGCCTATCGATTTAAAAATGCAACAAATGTATTTAAAGATGTGTAACTGTGGTGGGTGGGTTCATGTAAGCTGTTTGAGTGAATGGCAAAAGATAAGTAACAGCTGTCCAATATGCCGTTTATATATGGACAAACCAGTGTCAATGATATCAACTGCTAGTTTCCACGTCATCAAATTTTTAACTACGTTTTTATTGGTTTTTATTCGTCTTTGTTGCGTATTTTGGTTTGTGCTTGTGCTTGCGTGTGGTAACCATATTTATCAAACTTATTTTATATTGAACCCACATAAAGACGCTGATTCGTGTGAATATATAACCGAATGAATTTTATTTTATATAGTTTAACATATTGTGGGCTATATAAAAATTAGTGCTTTAAAAAGAACTCCAACTGCTGTAATTAAATGGGGATACTAATATTTCATCTACCTTATTTTTCCAGTGGTCCACTTGTTTTTGAAAGGCGACATCCTTTACCGTCTCAGGATACGGGGAAGCGGTTTTCATAAGTTCCTCTTCTTCGTCGGTTATTTTTGGTTTATATCCGTAGCAATTTACGCCGAATTTTACATTAGGATTCGCAATAAACCCACCATTTACTCCGGTTCTTCCGCAATCGTGTTCGTGTCCAGGTGTCTTTTGTAAATTGTCGTAAGTTTGTTTTTGGGTAGGGAACAATGCTAATTGATTCGCAGACCATCCATAATTGCACCATTCAGCGCCATTGTTATAAGCTTTTTCAATCTGGTCGTATGTCGCTAAATCAGAGCCATACGCGTTACAGACGGCCTTTGCGTTTTCATAATTATAATAGTTGCCTGGAATATTGAAGACTTGTTTTTTAAATTTTATCTCAGGAACAGGTGACGCTTCCGGTTGATAGGCGCTTTGATCTACAACTATGTCAACTGTTGTATTTGGACTGAACAGACCCTGAATATAGGCTGTTATATTTATACTAAAAAAGTATTGAAATGCGTTAATAAGAATTAGAATAATCAAAATCGCAACAACGATAATTCCCATTATATTTGAACCGGTTGAATCATTCTCATTTCCTAAACCTACTGCGTTAGTATCTAAAGAAGATGAAAACACAAAAAATGCTACAATAATTAATATAATAATAATAAAAACGGTAGGATTCAAAATGTAGTTATTCAAATAATTATACATATTTACTGGATCGATTGTTGATGTTGTATTCACTACTTCCATTTATAATATATAAATAGTTAAAATAATATAAATGATTTGTTAAATAAAATAAAAATAAAATAAAAATAAGATTGCGTTACACTTTCGCGCGGATAATTTCATTCTTGTACATTGAAATTGACATGATAAATTAAACCAGTCTCCTTCGATAAAATAGAACATACGCTTTGGGAGATATAATAGAGTCTACTAACCCTACTTCAGAGACACTTGTGTCGTTAAAATGATACCATTTTCCATTCGCATTTTTAACATATGCAGTATAGTGACCGCCCATTACACCGCCGCTATGATTACAGACCCCATAAAGTTCATATTTATAACTGTCCTTCTTATATCCAATGACATATTCAGACAAATCGAGTGTTTCCATCGGAAAAGTTACTAAAATCTGGTTCTTCTGACCTCTGCCATTAAACCTTTTTAAATCTATTGCTAAAATATTCGGAAACGACCAAAATTGAATTTTTTTTCTGATATTAATTTTTGTCTTGGTTTCTTCGTTATACCAAGCATTTTCACCGTCTAATATTTCTCCTTGGACATAATAGTTTAAGCAGTCTATTAATGTCGGCGACTTATTATTTTCAGGGATTGGTAAATCAATCATAAAATATGGCTCTGGTGTTATTTTAACTATCTCTCCTGTTTCTAAATTTGTAATCTGTGAAACGTGAACAGCATAGAATAAATTCCAAATTTCAGAGTATTCCTTTGAATACATATTTTTTATCATTTCAAAACATTTAATGGCTGTGTGGTCTGTCGTATTTTCAGGTGTTCCTGAAATCGTCATTTTAATTTCTCTCGACAATGATGTATGAAAACAATCAACCAAAAATAATAAGAATTCTGGAAGATCATTTTGTGAAAATCCAGTAAACATTTCCAACCCCTTAATACGCGCCACTTTTTGGACAGTTCTAATAAATTTACCAGGTGAAATAATACAATTATCGGTCCACATTATTTTTCGGAGACCATCCCATTCTAGAATAAGCGCGGATTCGATAGTCTTTTTTAGTTTAGTCTTATATGTTCCCCTTTCTAGAATATCATTTAATTCGTATGTATGTGAGATGATTTGCATACAAGAATTTACAAAACACGTATTTCCCAGATTCGCCAACCCACTTAATCCTTTGCCTTTGTAATTTTCAACGTTCATAATTAATAATAGTACAATCCGTTTAAACACATTTAATAGAATATATATATTTAAAAAGTATATGAGTCGACCCGGTTATACTATAAGCAACGAAGAGTTGTTGTTGATTAATATACTGAATGGCATGTATAATGATAATTTAAGACAAATTGACCGCATGAATGCGTCGATAAATACCTTGAACGCGGATAACTCAAGAATTCGCAATTTGCTTATACGGCTTTTGAGAAATCAAGGGCAAAATAATAATAGGACTCCAAATAATAATAGTCCAAATAATAATAATAGGAGTCCAAATAATAACAATACAAGGGTTCCAAATAATGCAGGTAGATGGACAAATAATAGAGCGGTGCCTAACATATTTGGTTCGTCTGGCGGGGCTGGAAGTTTATTTGTAAATAATGCGCCGTATATTATTGATAGCATTCCAGCCGGAGGAACAACACGAAATTTTTTCTCTGAGACGTTACGAAATTTTTATCAGCCAGTAAATGTATATCCTACACAAGCACAAATTGCCACCGCCACTAGAATAGTTAGGTATAGCGATATTGGCGTGCCTAGAAATAGATCATGTCCTATTTCAATCGTAGATTTTAATGATTCTGATATGGTTACAATAATTCGAAATTGCGGTCATATTTTTCACACAACAGAATTAAGCACGTGGTTTAGGAGTCATTGTACTTGTCCGGTGTGTCGGTTTGATATCCGCGAAGCTAGAAATAACTCTTCTAACGATAATAATACACCAAGTGCTTCAGAAAACATTACACGAGCTTCAGAAAACATTACAAGTGCTGTAGAAAATATTATAAGGGCAACAGATAATATAATAGGCGAAGCTGAAAGACAAGCCCCCGAATCAAACGAAGAGAGAACTAGCACAGAGCCGCCACCCGAGATTACAACATCTCGTGGCGAAAGCGTTTACAGTCTGTCAGATATTGTTGATGGTTTGTTTAATGCTTTTGATGTTCAAGATGTAGAAATTATGATATCTGATATCTCGAACAATCTCATATCAACGCCGGATCCGCAAACATTATTCAATTTAGTATCTCGTTTCAACAATAATAATACACCTCGCAGATAAACATTATTAATATGATATAAAGAAAAAAATGAAATATCACGTATGACGATAACTCGTAATAAACTTAAGAAAATAATGATGCGGACAAAACAAGCAGCACCGGACATCGTCCAAGAAAAAATTGAAACGCCTTATTCATATCCAATGTATGATACACTGATTAGTTGGAGTAAAATTGCGCTTAGAATGATTAATATGGTTTCAAAGATATGTGGAGTTTATTTTGGGTGGATCGCGCTACATTATAGCGCATCCCATTTATACGTAAAATTGTGCGTGCCTGATACGTTATACGGGTTTTTAATGTCACCCTTTATGACGGCTACCCCGCACTGCCAAGGACTTCGTTGGGTTGTAACTAACGGGGCAAGTATGATTAATAATATGTGGATTGTACTAGGAGGCTGGCTATGCTCAACAATATTTTCCACAAATGTACCTAGCGCATTAGCTGCGGCGTAGGGAAGACAAATTTAATTTATAGAGATAAACCATATAAAGACTACTCTTGATATTATTATATAAAATGACTGCTAATAAGAGATGTGGAAATAAATGGACTGTAAACGAATTGCTCGCGTTACAAAGAGAGTATGAGCTTTTGGAGATGTCAATTCAACAAATCGCGATCAAGCACGAGCGAAGCGTTACGGCTATTTTGTTTAGACTCGAGACTGAGGGGTTTATTGATTCTTGGAATAGCGCAAGAGGTTTCGATATTCTTGAGTATCAGAGAGCAATGGATGGAGAGGATTGCGACGAGGGTTGCTGTGATGAGTGCTCTGATGCGGATGAGGATGCTGATACCGAAAAATATGTAAATGATGTTGTTAGCCGCGTGTGGAATTTGGAAACAAGCGTAAAGGAAATCGGTTATATGGTGACACACATATTTAATAATATGATTGTGTCAAAACAAACAACGCAATCTATCCGAACGTAAACGGACATTTAAATCAAAAATAAATAATAATAAATTTACAAAATAATAAAAATAAGCTTAGTTTATTTTTATTTTTTATACGCTCTGAAAATTCAAAAACTTAAATAGCCCCACAAATTGTCTAATTTATCAATGTAAAAGGATAAGAAGAACATTATTAATTGCGTAAAGGCACCAAAAAAACACCACAATTCTCCAGCACTATATTTAAAATATTTTCTACTAATGTATAAGAAAAAGTAAATAATTGAAAACAACGCAAGACCATATGTAAAATTAAACAAGTAGAATATGTTAATCCCAAATAAAAATAAATACGGATATGGATTTGTATATTTGAGCCACGGCCATTTTAAGTGACCGTTTTGTGTAGACGTTACTAATTTATCGTTCAATAAAAATCGCACATATACCGTAATAAAATAAATAAAATATGCTATATTTAACATTGCTATTGGTAAGTTATAATTCTGTAAGCTCAATACATTTGGTTTATAATAGAAAAGTTTAATTAGGTAAAGTATTGTAGGTTGACATATATTTAAGATTGGTCCGACAATAGTTGTTAATTTATTTATACCAATCTTATTGTCAATGTCAATCCAAAATAAAAAATCCATAAATTGAATAAGTGATATAAATATTAAGGTCAATCCAGTCGCTTTATTCTCCAATCTATAAACAGGATTGCCATAATTCATTAGTAAAATAGAAAAAATAGTTCCAACTGTAAAAGTCAACAGCGAAACCTTATAATTAAAACACATTGATATAATATACATTTATTTTTTTCCAAAGAAGTTTGTTATACTCTGTGCGCCAGTCTTTTCATTATTTGTCACTCTAAGATATTCATCAAACAGTAACGCCTTTATTTCGAGACATCGCAGTTTTTCAATTTTTTCTTCGATTTTCTCGTGATCTACTGTTTCCTTGCGAATGCTTTCAACGTCCTTTTTATATTGTCTAATTTTCGGAAGTTTTTTATTCATTGTCCATATCTTCTCTAAAACTAACGCGAATACTTGTTGAACGGGCTTCATAATTTGATTTGTAATATAAAACGAGTAATCGATCTTTAGTTTTTTTTCAGTAATAAACGTAGGTGTCTCAATTTTTTCCCCTTGAAGCGCCTTCTTATTATTTGAAACAATATATACAAATGGAATTCGGTCGCCAGAGCTGGGTTTATTTCCAGGATCACGCGCTGTAATTCTATCGGATAAAACCTTGTGGGCAATCGATTTTGGATTCTTATATCCTGAACGAAGTGATTTTGTAATGACTAGTTTGTCCATGGGATAATTCTCTTCCACGATGTTTTGTAAACATCCCTTTAAGAAATCAATCGCTTCTTGAATATTTTGTTTTTTCATGAGAATATCAATAATGCCTCCATATATATCCTTCACAATAGGCGCATTATCTCGTCTTTTTAAAGGAACTCCCATTTCATTTCGTTTACACTTATTTACATCCGTTTCATATTTCATACCAATATATCTTTTCTTTGATAACAAACAAAATGGCATAAATGTTTTCTCATATTCGAAATCGTGTGGGCTCTTAAGGAATTTTGCCGAAATATCTCCCACCTGTTGAGCGAGTTCAATCGTAATTTCAAGCGCCTTTTTGCCACGAATAGGAGCACCGTTCAACTCCTCCAGATTAAATGTATAAAACACTGAATCAGTATCCCCATAAATATATTCGGCGCGCGTTTTCACCTTGCCGTGATTTGTTGTATCACAAATATTATCTCCATAACATTCTTCAACGATTCTTTTACCGTATGTCAATAATTTTCTACCGATAGCAGTAGTGCATGCCGCAATATCCTTTTCATAAAATGTGCTCGTTTTTGCGCCACATTGTCCATAAAGAGAGTTGGCAGTTACTTTATAACCCAATTGACGTTGGTCTAACACATTCTTCATAAATTCGTCGGTTTGGAGTGGAATTAATTTTCGAGTGTCTTTCCTTGCCTTTAATAGTTGCTTTAAGATAGAGGGCATGATCGCTTCGCCGTCTCCGTTTTCATTTGGAATCGGTTGCGCAAATCGGCAGGTTTTATACCCATTTAAAATCTTTTCGGCCGCAGCTTTTGGATGCTTCCTTCGATATACATAAGTGTCGTATTTAACATCTACATATTCATAACCGGGTAGATTGTCATATATAAACCTTCCCGTCCCATCAGTTTCACCCCACTCTTCCGTTAGATTCCCAGCCAAATCATATTCTCTGGTCCAGACCTTACTATCGTGCGATAGATTTTCGCTGATCATTGAACTCGGATACAATGACGCATAATCGTTACAGGCAACAGGGTTGTCAAGGTATAAATCACATTTTGGCTCCAGAACAATCGCACCTTCATAACCTTCATCTAATCCACCCTTCTCAATCACGGGCATCAGAGTTCGTTTTTCTCGGCATTTTTTCGCAATAAAACTAGTTAGCTTAATGCCTTGACCTCTCATGACAAGGAAATTAATTGGCACGCTACAAATTTTAGCCATCTCAATAAACCCTGTTAAAATATCTGATTTGTTACACAAATAATGCACTAGGTTGCAATCCTGAATACAATATTTCGCGATAATAGCCCTATCATCTGCGGTCCCATTTGTCATTCTAAAGATATCCTTTGGCGTTACATCGTCCTTGGCTAGACACCACCTAACCTTCTTTTCAAAATCAGGAGTAATTATTCCATTAATAGTAAATTTACTATTTGCTTTGTCAACGCCAGTAACAATGTATTTGGCTCCATCCGCATAATAGTTGACAGAATGCCCAATCTCTTCAATATGAATATAACTTCCAACTAGTAATCCGGTCATATTGGACGTTTTAATAGTTGTTTGCGATTCATCGTGCTCAATACTTTTTACAAAGTCCCCGATAAAATTACCCGCAACATAATCCAATTTATACGAAATAAGATTGGCTTCGCGACGATAGAAGTTATATAAATCTACTTGGAGGCGACCATTCATCTTAATAAATCTGATGTCGTGCTGCCCACTAGCAATATGAATGGTGCTCTCTTCGATTTTCCATCTGTTATCTTCTCTTGTTCCGCAAATCTCATCCTTGTTGCGCGACAACTTTAGAAACTCTTCTACGCAATCATTTTCTTCCGCGCGATTAAACATAAACTGATAATCGAAACCAAATATATTGTAACCAATAATAATGTCAGGGTTTTCACGCTGTACTAATTGCTGCCAAGCAAGTAACACATCTTTTTCTGTAGAATAGCTTTCAACGACGGAATT